ATCATGTCCCACATGTCAACCTGGTTGGTAGTGCCGCGCAGCTTCATTAGAAACGCTTTCCACGACCCGGCATCGGCATCTTTCATCGGTGGAGCAACGATTGATACCGACCAAACAGGGGCCGCAATCTCAACCGATTGACTTCCAAAAGACGAATCATATCTGGTGTCCCGGCGTGTCTGGCCCCATGTCACCGCTCTAACTTTCAACGTGGTAGGAAAAGAAATCAATGCCATTAGAGAACCCCTTGTCTAGTAAGAGTGTCAACAAGCTCGGCATTGGCTTGTTTTGTCGCGTTGTTTATTAGTAGGATGGTTTGCGCACGATCAGCTCCGGCTTCTATATTGTAGGTCGGTGATGTGTTGATTACGATATTTGAGCCACCAGTACCACCTCCAGCTTTGTCGAAAACATGCTCTTGAGGATGGAGCATAGCCATGAAGCCGCCCTGTCCATCCATACCACCAGAGCGCGGGGCGTTTCCTGTAGAACCGCCTCCGGCAAAAGATGTTATGCTAGGGGCCGGTGATTGATTTGCGCCTGAACCAGTTACACCACCAAATAATGCCCCCCAATTGAAGCTAGTTGCAGCACCCATTATATTAGCCGCCGCTGCCTCAGCCGCCATCCTTCGCATAGCATTTGCGAAACCTTCGACCATTCCTTTAATTCCACCGTCGAAAGGATCAAATAGAAACTCTGCTAGAGCGTCTTGCATGTTTTCGGCGGCGCGTTTTGCAAAAACAGACATTTCATCGGTAGCCTTTTCGGTTACTTTTGCCATTTTCTTTGTAGACTTTTCCGTCTTTTCAGCCATCACCATCATCGGCGCGGCCAGCTTCGTGCCGGTATCTTCTGATTCTGCGACTACCTTGTCGCCCTCGGCTTTCCATATTGCATTAATTGAACCGATCGAATCGTCTATATTCTTCCCGAAGTCGGTTACCGTAGACTCAGCGATTCTGAACGCTTCGGCAAAGTTTCCACTAAACACAGCGGCGGCGGTAGCGGCAAAACCTCCAAGGGACTCGCCCAACGTCTTGAATACACCGACCATGCCAGCGCCGGCCGTCATCATGCTCTTGATTGCTGTCTCGGCTACCAAAACCGCTTTATCAAGCCCGCCCGCACTGGCAGCGGTTTCGAATAGCGATCTTGACATCTTTTCCAATACTGGCAGCATCGCGGCGGTAACTTTGTTGGAAAACCCCTCACCGACTGCACCAAGTCTTGTTAGATTGTCATTGAACCGCTCCGAAGCCTTGCCTGCCTTGTCGCCAATAACCAAGCCAAGTTTGTCGGCCTCGTCGGTCATTTCCTTAATGCCTTTTGACCCGCTGTTGAGCATAGGAATCATCGCAGCGCCGGACTTGCCGAATATCGCAACGGCTAACGCTGTTTTGTTCGCGCCATCTTCCATGCTCGCAAACTTATCCGCCACCTCGCTCATTACTACATCGGAGTTTTTTAGATTACCGGCTGAATCTTTAACGCTGATACCAAGCGCTTGATAGCCTTTGATAGCCTCGCCGGTATTTTGTGCGGCATCACTCATGCCTTTGGTCAATTTGACCATGGCCGAGCCAAGCGCCTCAACGCTTACGTCTGACAGTCTGCCAGCATACGCTAACCCTGAAAGGCGCTCGATTGCAACACCTGTACTCTGTGACAGCTTCGACATGGCATCGGCAGAATCAATAGAACGCTTTGCGAATGCGACAGACGCGGCAGCACCGGCTACGAACATTAAGCCCATAGCCTTGCCAATCTGTTTGCCAGCTTCTACAGCTTTCGTTTGAAAGCTGGCAAGGTCTTTGTTTGACCTGTTGATTGACTGATTGAACTTGGCTGTGTTCGCATTGAAGTCAATTACTATCCCTTGGCTCATAACAGCATTCCTTTCGATTGCATGAATTCAATCGGATGTTTAGCGTGTTTCTGCTGATTGCACGTTTGACATAGCAACTGAATATTAAAATCTGTATGTTCACCACCAAGTGCAATCGGCATAATGTGGTCTAAATGAATTTTGGTATTTGTTAAACTAATTCGGCAACAAGCGCACTTTGATTTTTGAAGCTTCATCAACTTGCTCATCAACCCTTGTGATAGGCTTCCTAGGCGCAATAAACACCTACGGTTTTGTGCGTGTATTCTGTATCTTTCCAAATTGTTGGCTTGATATTGTTTTTGATACAACTGGTGTTTTTGCTTGTTTTTTTCTCGCCATTTGGCAACTGATTCTTTTCGTTTTTCTGGATTAGAATCACCCCATTTCTTATTGTTTGCTTTATCTCTATCTGGATTTGCTGCACGCCATTTCGCCATTACTATTCTTTTTCTTTCGCGAATTTCGTCTGCCGTTGCCATTAACCTATCCCCATTTCTTTTGCCAGTTTGGTAGCGCCGTCCTCGGCTGTTTTGATTATGACTGCGACAGCGGCAGACTTTTTAGAGTCAAACGCTTTTTGAATGAAAAACTTGCCGGGGATGGTTGTTTTTCCTTTTTGATAACCGTCATTCAGGAATCGGCCATAAAATGCGCCGTTCTTTCCTTTCCTAATAGTGAGGTAAATACCAATCATGCTGCCCGGTATGCGTCCTCGATGTATTCTGGAGCGCGATATTGCGAATGCTCTTTTCAGCTTTCCGGTTTTAACAGGGACATTGCTTTGTATCTCTTTCCTGACAACAGCCGCACCCTTTCGCAACGAGGCGAGAATTACCTTATCGCCAACCTTGCGCGAATATGAATACAATTTTTCCTGTACCTCTTTCAGGCCGGTTACCGTGATAGCATCGTCGCTCATTTTTTCCTGTCCCGGATAATTGAAAGTTGAAGCACGAACCGCTCAACATCTGTAATGCCGTAAATCTCGACAAGCGTTTCCAGTGCGGGCCAGATGTCACCGCCGCACAAGTTCCATGCTGCAAGGGCTAGAGCTGCATCGTTTGGAGGGGAGGCTGACCCGCCGGGGAATGATCTACCAGCAAGCCAGCCCTTTAGTTTTTTGCGGTTTCTTCCAGTGACGCTTGGTGTCTGGTATACCCATCGACAACCGCGTTGCAGATAGGCCCCCACGCATCGGTATTATCGGAGACCCATTCGGCAAAGACTTCACTGCTGAACGGTACGGGGTCAGTTGTGCCACCAGGTACAAGATGCAGTTCGGTAACGCCCGACCAACCATCCACGAACTTGATGAGAATGTCGCGCTGCGCCATCTTCCCGCCTGACTCAGCCATTTCCAAGTCAGTCGGACGGTGACATGACAGCGTGATCTCGCCAAGTTTGTGAGGGATTGATACGTTTGTTTGGCGCGCGGCCCTGATGCGTTCTGCGATAGTTTTGGACATGTTTTACAGCCCTGCCACAATCCCGCCTTTGAGGGCGATGGTACATTGTGTGGTTGTAACGCCTTGAGTCGATCCACCAGGCATATTTGCAAAGCCAATAGTGCCGTAGAACAGCACGAAACGCCCATCTATCCAGCGAATGCGGAATGCTTTTGGTGTGCCAGCGGTGAAAGCTGCGGACATTGCTGCCTGTGCCGCGTCTGCTGGATCCCATTGCATTTCAAAACCATAGCTTTGAGCGGTCGACCCGACCACAATTTGCTTATCCTCAAGGTCTGAAACGGTTGTAGTATCGACCATTTTGGCCTCGCCACCTGTTGGGGCGTAATTTGATACACCGCCAACAGAAGTGCCAAGTGTAATCTTTTTAGCAGTACCGGACACGAACGCGGTATATAGCGAGGTGTCAAGAGCTGTAACACCGTCAACGCCTTCGAGTTGAAACGACACGGTAGTGGAAACACTCAACACCTGATAGACATTGTTGTTTACCTCTTTCATTCCCTCAACTTCGAGCAGTACAATATCACCGGCCACGAAATCATGCGTACCTGTGAAGACACCGGGAGCGGCTAAAGAAATTGCAGTGAGAGTTTTGGCTGCGCCGACTGCACTTTGCATGTCGATAACAAGGCCAGAATTGGTATAGATAGTCATTGTGTTACTCCTTCAAGGTTGAACTGCGGACGAAAAAAAACCCGCAGCGCGGGCATTAAAAACCGCCGAAGCGGGTAATTTGAAACGATTAAATAAGAGCCTCCGGCAAGCCCTCTGCCGTAAAATATCTTACTTGCCAAGTCATATTAAGCTCGGCATGGTCAATGCCGTCCTCTTCGATTATCACATCCATAGCGGTCGAAGTGAGCGTGAGATTCTTCACTTTGTTCAGTGCTGCGGTAAGTGTTGTTTTACTTAACTTTGTCTCGATCTCAGCGGCCACCGTGTCCATTTTATCCTCAATGGTGATGGTATCGCCTGAACCTGGAAGACGCAGCAACGCGACTACCGAGACATTAACGACCCGATCATAAATACCGGCAAGGTTGACATTTGAGTTTGTGCTGTCCTCAGACTCAGCAAAAACCAGCAAATACGGCCAAGTCTGCCGACTCGACTGGATGCGGGTTTCCCATACAGCCGAAGTCAGCCAAGCGGTAGGAGTAGTCCGTAGTATCGTTGCTATTGCCGAGCGTATTTGTTTCCTCGAATGGCTCATGCGTATTTCACAATGCTGTATTTGTCGAGAATATCACGCACCGCGAACGGGACACGCGATAGGCTCACACCGTTTTCGGACGTTGCTTGATTGTTCATCCAGTGCCCGACAAGGGCCAATAGCCCCTCTTTCAGCAATGGCGGAACCTTTAGCTCGACCTTTTGCGCCGTGCCTGTTGCGAATGTACCCCAATCAACAGTTGATAGTCCGCCGTTGTTTGATAAATTCGCAAGCTGAAACGTACTGGCAGCTTTGGCATATACCCGATAGGGCAGTCCGTTCGGCGTGGTCATGCCGGTTGTGGTAATCAAAAGAACATCGCCGTCAACATATCCATGAGTCGCGCAAGTGAATACGCCCGGCGTGGCGTTCGTTGCGCCCGTGATTGTTTTCGCGTCTTCCAGTGCTTTAACGTCATAGCCACAGGTATATTGAACCCGCACCGCGTTAGGCTCAAGCCGAGGGTAAGGCCACGCCGTCCCGAATACGGGCCGCACAAAGCCCTCATGCTGATAGGTGTCAACCACATAATCAGAAGCCGTCACGGTCTGCTCTACGCCGTCCAAGTCGATATATTTCACACTTGAGACTGTCAGCAGGTTCGGGAATGGCAGCTTGATCCTGTTATCGTAAGTGCCAAAGTGGTCGAACCCATCCTGCCGAATCTCACGCGTCTGCTCAATAATAGAGCGTTGCATGTAGTCCTCGGCAAACTCACGGGCCTCTGTTATTCGGCGCGTGATTATGGCATCGCTGGCGGTATCGGTTGCGCTTGTTATACCGATATGCGCGCGCACCTCCGCCAGTGTGATCGGCTCGACGGTTGGCTCAGTTATAACACGCATTATTTGCTCTCAATAAGCCGCGCCCAGCCCTTGCGAACGCATACGGCTGCGAGTGCTGGACAGAGGGTAGCTGGCTGGTCTTTACTGAACGATTCTTTTTTTTCAGGATTTAGTGCGCTGAATGACCTCAACATAATATGAGTGTGCTTGGTTTTTGGCTGGATAGTTTCTTCTTTCATTCGTCATTCTCCTCAACAATTACGTTCGGATGCTTTTTGTGGCAGTATTTTTTCTCAATCTCTTCGGCTGTTGGTAATTTTTCAACTTCGGTGAACTCAATCTTGACGTTCTCGCCGTCTAGGTATGGCTTTACTTCCAATGTATCGTAGCCGTAGAACCGTTCCTGTTCGGTGTTGATCGAGTCAAGCAGGGTTGATTTATTCCCAATAGCCAGTTGAATACCACGCGCCGCCGCTATGCCCAACCAGAACTCAACGCAGCCGCGCCCCTTTTCTGCATCGTGGCTCGATGGATAGGTAAAATCCATCCCGAACAAGCTGATTTTCTTCACTCCGATAAAAATAGCATAGGCCACAGCATAGGCAGCGGTCGAATTGAAATACCCGTATCTAAGCTCATTAAGCACAGCCTCAAGCGGGAATTCAATCATCGCTGGATAGTCAGGATGGCCCCGGCTGGTGATAATCGGAGTCTTGCTCATTTTCATCCACTCAACCATCGCGGCAATGTTGCTATCCGGCAAAGCCTTTGCGCGTATCTCCTGGATACGTATATCATCCATGTGGAAAACATAATCACATTGAAACACATCGCCGAGCATATTGATTGCCCACGTCTCATCGCAGAACTTGTGCCGGCTGCCCAACCTCTTCACCTTGTCGGTGTACTGATCGAGCGAAGGGCCAAGGCCTAGGATGGATACATGGTCAGGAATCGTCCTGAACATCTGGTCATCGGCATGAATGCAGCTTGCAATGATCGTCCGGCATCCTTCAACCGCGAATAACTTGTCCGGTTCGACCTCTGATTCCGGCCCCTCCTGCCCAAACCATTCAACAACTTGCCAGCCTGTCTCATTCAGCAATTGCTCGAACTGTGCTTTGGTGTAGTGCCTGAAATGAAACTTTGTGCCGTTGCCGTCCACATTAGCCCATGGCATTACGGTCTCATTCGGTACGCTTACCAGCAAGGTTTCAGCAGACGCGCGCAATGTTTTGAGCAATGGCTTCGGGTCGGAGATGTGCTCGACTGTCTCAAAGCACACCGCCGCGCCAAACTCGCCTATCTCCCCGCCGCTGAACTTCTCCGCGTCGCCGGCTGCAAAGTGTATGTTCTTATGCTTCCAGTGTTTCTTGCCAAATTCCAGCGCTTCTTCGTCGCGGTCGATGGCGATTACTCTATGCCCTGCCTTAGCCATGATGTTTGAGCCGTAGCCAATACCACAAGCTAGGTCGATTATCAGGCTGTCTTTTGGTAAGACTTTTGCTGCAAATTCGTATCGGGCCGTATGGTCGCGCCTGATTTTAGATAGTTCCGTTTCAACTTGCCGTTCGCCGGTGTTCTTCATTGTTCGTTCCCCTCACTAGGTTAATAAATGCCGGTTACGGTTCCGGCGACGGCTGAGTGAGCAGCCGCCCGTATTCAATTACTTACGGGTTAACAGTCGGGCCGAGGTTCGGCTCGCCCATTACTACCGTTACAGCAACCACACCAACCGAAGTAACGCCGGTCGATACAGTGTTCGCGCTAACGTAACGCTTGAGGCCACGATAACCGACGCGCTTGGTCACTTCCTTGGTCGTGCCAGCAGTGCGAGGCGTTGCAGCCGCCAAGCCCGCCAGAACTTCAGTACCCAACAGGTCAGCATCAGCTACAGATGTCATCGTGCCAGTTACGTCACCTTCAAGAATAGCCACTGCTACAACTGTGCCGGTAGTGGTTACTGAGCCGTAGTTTACCACGAACTCAACAGCAGAAAAACCTTGGCGGTCAACCACCAAGCCCGTTTTTGTTGCATTTGCACCAATCGCAGCGGCGTTAACCGTTACTGCGGTGCGTATGTTGTTGTGCAGATCGAAAGACATAATACCTCCTAAAAATTAAATTGTTTCATGTGAAACAACCCGCCGAAGCGGGCCGTGTTTTTTTAGCTTGTCGCAAATTTCATCAGCTTCAAGGCTTCGTAGTTCACGATACCACCGCCTGAACGCTTGCGGAAATTGAACTTAGTAGTACCTTTTGCGGTGATGTCATCACGGATCAGCGAAATGCCAGCGCGGTCAACGATTGCATAGGCTTGTTTGAAATCACCATAAGCAATGCTGTAGCTGTTTGCCGCGATGGTCGAGAAGTTGTCGTCGATCTCAACAGGTGAACCCAACAGGCGACCACCGAAGCCAGCCGTAGTATCGGGCTGCCACAAGTAGTAAGCACCACTAGAATCTTTCATCTGGCGAACAGTAGCCAAGGTTGCATCGCTCATCACGTATACAGCGCCGGGACGATACTGCGATTTGAGGCCGTGTTGCAGATTGATAAGAGCGTCAGCCGGAGCAACCGAAGTGAACGCAGCCGATTTACCGGAAACGATGTACCCAACTTTGCCCCAAGCATAAGAGCTGTTGATAATGTTGGTGTAAGCCGTGATACCGCGCGCGCCGTTAGTGCCAGCACCGTTGAAGTATTCAGCAGCTAGACCTTCGGCAAAACCGATAGCGGCCTCGTTTGCAAGGTCAGCTTCCAAGTTAATGAAAGCATCTGCCAAGGTTGCGTTATACACCCAAGGCTCGACTTCTGCTTCATAGACATTGATACCGATTTTCGTGTAGGTTGGCTCAGTTGTCTCGCCACCAGCGCCACCCTCGGCAATGCGACGCATGGACATTCCGGCAGTCTTGACAAGAGTTTCCCAGCGTGCCGTACCGATTGTGACATGACGCGAAATACGATCCATTGCGCTGATAGTTTGCGCTACACGGCGGATTTGCGTATCCATTTCTTCCTCAACCAGATAGCCGCCACTAGGGTCTGAACCCATATTCATAGCTTTCTGCTCGATTTCACGCAGGCCGTTATCTGTGCCTTTACGCAGATACTCGCCAAACGCTTTCTTGTGCGCGGCTTTTTCTTCGCTGATTGGCTCACCGCTACCAGAAAGCAAAGCGCGGGCGCTTGATTTCTTGATGTCGGCAATATCCTTACCGTAGGCGGTCAGGTCAGCATTGATGATTGACAGCTTTTCGAGCAGGTCAGCGGGTGCAGAGTCAGCGCCTTTGCCCTCAACAGCCGCCAAGCGCGCGTCGTTCGTCTTTTTGAATTCTTCAAACGCTTCACCTTGCGCCTGAATCAGTGTTTTGATTTCTTCAGTCATGATTATTTCCTTTTGATGTTGTGGATATTTCTGTTTAAAAGTGCAACGATGTCAGATGAATCTTGACCAGCATCCTGAAGGCCAAACTTCTTGATTCGTGCAATTAAGGTCTTTGCTTCTTTGTGCGAAAATCCACCAACATCACGGAGGCAATCTTCTACTTCGGCCAATGAGCCGAATTCTTCCAACGACTTCACGCTAGCTACGCGGGCGTTGCGATTTGCTGGAAACGTCACCGGGGATATTTCCATCAGGTCAATTTGTGTCAGGGTGCGGCGCGGGTCTTCCGGCTTGCTGCGCGGCGTTGATGCTTTGGCTATAAATCCAATACTCAGGCCGTCGATAGCCGGACGTGGCGACATTTTCATCAGTGTGTAAAGCTCACGGCCTCGCGGCGTATCGGCAAACTGCCCGCTTACGCGCAGCCCTGCGCCATCTTCCGACAGGCTTGTCCACACTCCGACAGGTGTCATATCCTCGGAGGTAACACCCATGCCGCCATGCTGTGAAAGCATTGCGGGCCAAGGTTGTTTTTGCTCGTTCACGTCCGACAGAAACTTGGCGAAGGCTCCAGGCGCAATCACATCACCATAGGAGTCAATGTTATTGAACGCAGCTCCGTAGCCGGTGAAGCTCATTGTTTCAATACCATCGGCAGGCGGGGCCAGCTTGATTTCCATTAAAGGACAGAGTGATCGTTGCATAATTATTTACCTCGTAAAAAAACCCGCAAATGCGGGCTGGTTGGTGCTACATCAATATAATCAATAAACTCTCGTCCTCTTTCCGCCTGCGCTCGATTCCAGCGTCGAACGGTAAGCGGGTCGGGATAGTGTCAGCGTACAGTAGAGGCGTGACCAGTTGACGGGGTGTTTGCTGGTACGCGATTATTACCGGCCAGAGTGTGAGTAGCATATTACGCCTTCAGTAGTACGCCTTGAATACCACCTGAAACATCCTTGCCTGCTGCATTTGCACTCGCCCTCAACCGTATATCAGCATTTGGTGGAATAACAATATATGGCAGAAAATCATGTTGTGCTGGCGATGAGGTATTAGCAGCAATATCAACTTTGTTTGTAAATACCTTGCCAGCCAACCTTACCTCAAAATGAATTATCGCGTAAGCAGTGGTTTTTTCTAGGCAGTCTCCATAAAACCCAGTAATAACCCAATAATCAGAATTAGACAAAGTTGTTGAGGCTTTCTCTGAATTATTTACTCCAGCCTCTTGAATCAGGTGAACCTTCGCGGCGGTTGTTGGCACTCCAGCCGTTGATGTATCAGTCTCGTATATGTAAATGCGCCCAACAGAATCAACAGAACCGTTGTTGTACGTCCTGCTTACTCTAGCCAATGCTGTGGTTAAGGCTTTCTGTGTCTGCCCTGTTAGGGTCAGCGTTTGCGTAACGAAGGTAAAGACACCGCCTGATATTGTGTGGCCTTCAATCGTAATTGAATAAGTATCCGACGCGCTGCTAGAGCTTATGGTGTTTATCAGGTTGCTCGAAACATACGTCTCATTATCTATTCCAGCGGGTAGCGTCATCAATGTGGACTTCGTTGCATTGGTAAGCGCATTCCTGCCAAACTTCAATAGGTCTTTATTCTTCGCCTCCATTGACACACTCACGCCATACTCAGCAAATATAACCTGCTTCGCATGTTCCATCCACGGGTCTTGAGCTATTACACGCTGCCGCTTGATTGTTTCGCCGTCGCGCGTGAACTCGTCTGCGTCCATTTTGTCCGCGCCGACTCCGCCCATAACTACCGGAACTAGAACGTGCGAATCACTCATGCGTCAATCTCCAATTGTACCGCGCGGGATATGTTGCCTTTGCCGTCGCGCTCGATCTCGGTTGTGGTTTTGCGGGCTGGGATAATCACCTCAACCTTGGCAGGCTCCACGTTGATTACCGGCGGGGCCGCTTTCGGCACATTCACATTGACCTCTGCGGGCATTACCTTGATCTCAGGCTGTCCAATCGTAACCGTCGGGCCTCCAACGTCAACATACACGTCAGCCTGTTTAACCTCTGGCGTGTGGATTGTGCTGGTTGCGTCAATGTTAATCGGTGCGGCGGCTGGATTGTTTACCGTTGTTCGCGCATCTACGTTGATCGGCTGCGGTTCATGCGGGCGTGATAGCTCAACCTGCACACTTTTTAACTCCATCTTCAAGGCTGATATTTCCGCCTTGCTGGTGTCTGGTGGCGGTTCTTCACTTCCAGCCAATATCGAAGCCTTGCCGCCCAGCGGGTTCATTTCATCCAGCGCGCGAACCTCGTCTTGCGTCATCCAAGCAGGCGAACCGCCAGAGCCTAGAGCCTTCGAGAAGTAGGACGAACGCTGGTCAGGTGTGCCGCGCATCAATGCTGCGGTGTTGAAGCGGAAATAATACCCTTCGGCGCGTTGCTTTTCGGTCAGTAATGCCTTATCCAATGCCTGCTCTACCCGCACGTACCAAGGGCCAAGCGTATGAACAACGTGGGCGAGGAACATTTCAGAAGCACTGGCAAAGGTCATCGACTTGTCAGCGTGTCCGACCATGATCGGGAGTACGCGCGCCCAGCGGCAAACCTCTTGCACCTGAAACATGCGAGTCTCAAGAAACTGCGCCTGATCGTTTTGCATTGCTGTGGTCTGGTATTGCAGCCCGCCCCAAAGTAAAGCTATCTTTCCGGTGTTGCTTGCGCCTTGGTGTGACTCGTTCCAGCTTTCGCGCATGGCCTTCCTGATTTCAGGGTCTGTCAAGTTTTGCGGCGTGGTCAGGGTTCCGTTCGCCTCTGCGCCATTAGCAAACAGTCTCGATCCATGCTCCTCAGTTGCTACAGCCAAGCCAATAGCGTCGCGCGCCATCCAGATACCGTCAAGCCCGGCCATACCATCCCATGAGATGCCGCGAATGTGCAGCATGTCCTCATACTCGATGCGAACAATACCCTTGCCTGCCACCTGAACCTCGTAATACCGAACGCCGTCCTTCTCTTTTGGCTTAACGTCCTTTGGATTTAATGACATCAGCTCAACAGGTACGCCGCCAGCGCGCACAATCGCGCAGTATGAGTTGCCAGCGAATACTAAATGCAGGCCCATTGTCTCACGCCATTCAAACGATGTGCTGTAATCGTTCGGCGTAGCGTTCACTAACTTGTAGAGCGGGTCATCTTTCTGCGCGTCAGCCCCGCCGTCTGCTCGGTCTTTGTATAATTTGAGCGGAACCTGCGCCAATCCCTCAGAGATTACACGCGCACAAGCCAAAGCAGTCACGGCCTGCAACGCGGTTTGCTGAGTTACAGGAACCCCGGCCTTTCCGTTGCTGGCATTTCCAATCAGGTCGCGCAGGGATAAGCTGCTAGTGTCCTTTTTTGCCCATTTCAACCATTTCGGAAGGGCTACCATATTTCAAGTCCTGGAATCATAACCTCTTCCTTTATCTTATTTGCCACACCGATTGCCATTAATAAGGCAACAATGTCGTCTATTTTATCCGCTGACTTCTTCTTGTCAGGGGCCATGTTCAAATTTTGGTCTGTGCGTGTGATGATATTTGATGCGCACCACGTTAAAACCGGATCAACCCCATAGCTTAACTTCCCCGCAATATAAGCGTGTTCAAATTCCTTCATGGCCGGGTGATAGCTTTTTGTCCCTTGGATGAATAGCTCCATCGGAACGCCTTGGTTTTCTAGTTTCTGTACAATCTGCGCGGCATTCCATCCGTCATATCCTATTGATTGGATATTATATTTTGCGTTTGCTTCAACAATGGCACTCTCGATTACATCATAATCAGTAACCTCGCCGGGTGTCATTTCCAAATAGCCTGACTCTACCCATGACTGATATGGAACTGTCCCGCGTACTGTGCGATTCTTGACTGCATCAGCAGGAACCCATCGCCGCCCCCATGTGTAGTATTCGCCCTCAACGTCCCAAATAAGCCGGAAGCTGGTAAGGTCGGAAGTGCTGGCAAGGTCAAGCCCGCCATAACATGGGAACTGCGCCAGCCATTCAAGGTCTACTGGGCGGGAGCAACGCTTCCAATTGTCAAACTTAATCCATCCTTGCGCCGAGGAGCTTTGCCGGTTTAGCCGCTTGATCCTGAACTCGGACATCTTGCTAGGCATTGCCTTGGCTTCAATAGCCTGCTTACGCATTTCCGCCAACAAGATAGGATTGCACTCCATCAGCGGGTTTGCTTTAATCCATACCGACTCGTCAAAATCCTCGTCATCGTCATCGATGGCGTAATAAACTGCAAGGAAGTGATCGGCCTCAATAATTCCCTGTAGAACTTGTTTTGTGAAGTGCCGTAGTTCAGCCCAAGGGCCTGGCGACTCATAGCCCTCAGTCGTGGTAAATAAGAAAAGCGGATTTAACCGCGCACCCGCCGCCGACTGCAACACGTTCAACAGGTCGCCGTCCTTGTGGGCATGAATCTCATCAAGTACAACGCATGAAGGGTTTAATCCATCCTGAGTACCGGCCTTCGCGTTGATTGGTATAAATGTTCCACCATTGCAATAACTTGCGATAGCGTGAGCGAACGCCTCCATTAAGAAAGCCTCGCGCAAGTCAGATGTTTTCTCGACCATGCGCTTAGCAATGCCAAATATAATCCGCGCTTGCTTGCCGGTAGTGGCCCCGCTAATTACTTGCGGGCCTTCTTCGTCCTCGCACACCTGGCAATAAAGAGCGATGGCGGCGGCTATGGTACTTTTTGCATTCTTTCTAGCTACGGCCTTTAGCGCAACGGTGAACCGCCTGCCCCCGGCAAGATTGCGAAAGCCGAACAGTTGCACGATAAAAAACACATCTGAACTGTGGAGCGTGAGCGTCGGCGTTTCCCACTTACCCTCAACATGCGGCAGCTTCTCAATAAAGTCGCAAGCATCAACTGCATGCCATTCATCAAACGTGAACGGGCATTCCTTCTTGCCTTCGCGCTTCATGTCGGCAATAAACCGCTTTGCAGCCAAGCGTGTCCACTTGCCGAACCTGTCCTTGTGCTTTACCTGTGCCGCTTCCTTGGCATAAGCCTTTGCTATACCTACATAATCAACCTGCGGCACGTTTCCCATTCGATGCAAATTTGTTCCCCTCGGCATCCTTGCCAGCGGGCTTTACTTTACCCTGGGCAACGGGTGTCAGTCCAAAGTCATTCGTTAGGTTTCGCAATTGCGCCAGCATGTGTCCCGTTGGCGCTTCGCCAGCAGCCCAAAGCTGTACCACCTTCCCATGAAGCGCGCACAGATGACCAAGGATTGAACAGCCTGCCTCGGTTAGTAATTTGTTTGCCGTCAGGATCGGGGCAAGCCTTTCCCATTCTTTTATCGAATGAGCATTAGGAAGCCAATCGGGTGCGTCCGGGACACCGACAACCAAAGGAAGATCGACAGTATCGACAGGCGCGCGGTCTTTCCGCACTGTTCCTGCGACTACTTTCAACTTGGTTGGTTTCTTTCCTGGGCCTGGCATTTCATTACCTCAAAAATGGTTTTTCTATCTTGACTGTGCGAATAAATGAT